GAAGAGTAAATAAGTTGGGGCGGTTCGCCGCCCCTTCTTTTACATGGAGATAGCTGATGACCAGTACGGTTGATATTGCAAACTACGCGCTGAACAGCTTGGGTGCGAATAACATTTCAAGCTTTGACGAAAACAGTAAGCCAGCGCGATTGATCAATCAGCGTTTCGACAGTGTGCGCGATAGCGTATTCCGTGCGCACCCCTGGAATTGCTTAATTCGTAGAGCGGAGCTGGCAAAAGAGACAGAAGCGCCTGCATTCGGTTATGCAAATCAATACGCACTTCCAACAAATCCATATTGCTTGCGCGTGCTAGAATTTAGCAACGGCACATTGTCGTATCCGCAGGATAATATGTTTAGTAACACAGGCGGCCCGGTGTTTGTCATTGAAGGTCGCAAGCTGCTGTCTGATGAAGGCACAGTAAAGATTAAGTATGTTGCCCGCATAACTGACCCGCAAGAGTACGATGCCACATTGATAGATGTCTTGGCTGCGTCTTTGGCGTTTGAGATTAGCTATGCGATCACAGGGTCAAACACAGTCAAGCAGATGATGGCTGCTGAGTATTCTGACAAGCTGAAACAGGCAACATTTGTAGACGGAACCGAAGGTGCGCCACAGCGACTAGAGGCCAGCGAGTTTATTGAAGCGAGGTTCTAAATGGCGCGATCTGCACCAGCGATTAGCACATTCACCGCAGGGGAAATCTCACCGCGCCTAGAAGGGCGCGTGACGATTGAAAAGTACCGCGAGGGGCTGTCAGAGCTTACCAACATGATTGTGCAGCCACACGGCGGCGTGACGCGCCGTCCGGGTACAGAATATCTTGGTGAAGTCAAAGACAGCTCAAGCGTGACCCGGCTCATTCCATTTGAGTTCAAGACAGCAGACACCTATGCTTTGGAGTTTGGCAACCAATACATGCGGGTGTTTCGTAACGGCTTGCAGGTTCTGGAAGATAGCGAAAAAACAGTCACGGCTGTCACGCAGGCAAACCCCGGAGTGTTTACGGCAAGCAGCGGCGGCCTAAGCAATGGCGATGAGGTTTATCTGTATAACGACAGCGGCGACATGACAGAGCTAGCTGCCCGCAACTACCTTATTGCAAACTCTACAGGCAGCACGTTTACGCTGACCGACTTGTTTGGCAATGACATCGACACAACAAACTTTACTGCTTATGGCGGCACAGGCATTAGCGTTGACCGTATATACGAGGTCGCCACGCCATACACATCAGATCAGGTAAATGATGTGCGATTTGCTCAGTCGGCTGATGTTATGTACCTTGTGCATCCAAGTCACGCAATCCGCACGCTTTCTCGTACAGATCACAATGCTTGGACATTTGACGAGCCGACAATAAACGAAAACAATACGCCTTCACTTGTGGGTGCAGACAATTATCCTAGTGTTGTTACTTTCTTTGAGCAGCGCTTGGTTTTTGCTGCATCTAACAACAACCCGCAGACATTGTGGTTTTCTGTAAGTGCTGACTATTTAAACTTTCACACAGGCACATCAGATAACGATGCCCTGATCTACACGATTGCGTCAAACAAAGTGAACGCAATCCGTTATTTGTCTGCAACGCGGATTTTGAATATTGGCACATCTGGCGGTGAGTATGTTCTGACCACAACAAACGGTGGCCCGGTCACGCCATCTCAGACTGTGATCCGCAAGTATTCCAACTATGGCTGCATTGACAGCGAGGTTGTGCAGGTTGCTGACGTTACTTTGTTTGCCCAGCGCGGTGCGCGTAAGGTGCGAGAGTTTCGTTATATTGGTGAGGTTGATGTGGCAGGCTACGCTGCGCCTGACATCACGATACTTGCAGAGCATTTGACCGAGGGCGGCATTCAGGAGTTTGCTTATCAGCAAGAGCCAGAAAGTATTATCTGGGCGCGTCGATCTGACGGCACGCTGCTTGGTTTAACCTATCGCCGGGAAGAAGAAGTGGTTGCGTGGCACAAGCATATCATTGGCGGTTCGTTCAATGGCGGCAATGCAGTTGTGGATAGCATCATTACGTTGCCGACAGACAGCGGCGAAGACGAGCTTTACATGATTGTGAAGCGTACCATTAATGGCACTACAAAGCGTTATGTTGAAGTGATGAAGGCATTTGACTTTGGCGGCGATACAACTGCTGCGTTCTTTGTTGACAGCGGCTTGGTTTACGCAGGGTCAGCGACAACAACTCTGTCTGGCTTGTACCACCTAGAGGGCGAAACAATGTCAGTGCTTGCAAATGGTGCAACGCATGCCGACAAAGTTGTTTCTGGCGGCGGGATAGATCTGGACTTTAGCGCAACAAGCGGAGCGGTTGGCTTTGGCTACACAAGCGAAATGCAAACGCTGCGCCTTGAGGGCGGGTCATCTGACGGCACATCTCAGGGTAAGCCAAAGCGCATCCACGATATTACTGTGCGCTTCCATGAGACTGTCGGCGCAGAGGTCGGGACAGACAGCGGAAACGCTGACCGCATCTTTTTCCGTGACAGCTCTATGAATATGGACGAAGCTGTGCCATTATTCACAGGAGACAAAGAAATCGAGTTTGCGGGCGGTTTCACTGACGGTGATCGCATCTATGTGCGGCAATCACAGCCACTACCAATGACTGTTCTGGCGCTGTATCCACGCATGAACACGTTTGATTTGTGAGGTGATTGATGTTTGAGGTATTAACACTTGGTGCAACAATCCTTGGTGGGATGAGCCAAAGAAGCGCCTCTAACAGAGCTGCGCAAGCAGCACGCGAAGTTGGCGAGTTTAACGCCAAGCTAATTGAGCGTGATGTTGACTTGCTTGAAAAACAGCGTGAAATCATCAACCGCAATGCAGTTTTGCAGGAGCGGGTTGACCGCTTTAGATTTGCAGAAAGTCAAGGATCTGTCGTTGCTCAGTATAGCGCGGCGGGCATTGATGTGTCTCACGGCACACCAATGCGCGTGTTGCGTCAGAACGCGCGTGAGTTTGAGTATGACCAAGCCATCGCTGATTTTAACAACGCTGTCACCAACATGCAGATCAACGATACACAAGAGAATGCGCGTCTGAGTGCAGAGCTGTCACGCATGGAAGGTGGTGCGCAGGCTGCTGGGTTAAGAGCGCAAGGCACAGCAAGTTTGATCCAAAGCTTTGGTCAGGCGGCTCAGTTCAGCTACTATAGTGGGATGTTTCGCTGATGAGAATACCAATATACAGATCAGAGATGCGCCCAACATCGGAAGCCCCGGGGGCGCGTATTACGGCTAGAAAGAGTGCTACGCCATTTGTGCAGGCAGCGCTGGCAAAGGGCGGCGTTGTAACTGAGATTGCAAAGCAAGCTGCTGAGTACAGCAACATGCGTTATAAGATGTTGGTTGAAACGCAAAAGAACGAAGCAATCTTTTCTGCCAAAGAAGCTTTGAATGAATTGTCACGCACGCTAGAAAAAAGCCAAGACATCGGCAACATCTTTGACGGCGAGATGAAGTATGACCAAGGCGTTGAGGGCGTTTATAATGAGATGCGTGCCAAGGTTGGCAAGAATAAATATGCGCTATCTGATTTTGAGAACAGCTTCCGTCAAATGGAAATACCAATCAAGTTCCGCTTGAAAGAAGTTGTTGACATTAAGATTGAGAAGCGCAGGCAGGCTGCGCTAAAGGCGTTAGAGGATCAGCAGGTCAATACGCTATCCGATCCGTATCTTGATTATACGTCTGATGACTTGATCTTGTCGCAAGCTGGACTGCAAAGCATTCACGATCAGGCTGTCACAACTGGTGGCGTTAATCCGCAGATCATGGGCAACGTGAGTGAGCGGGTTCTACTCAAGGCTGCCAAGAATGTTATGCCTGCCTATGCAGGCCGTGATCTGGATCGTGCCATGCAGTTGTTAGATGTTTACGATCAGTTGGATAAAGTCCGGGCTGGTGAGATTGCAGCGGCAGACATGAACATCAGCGGCGAAATTCCCAATCACGTTTTGAACATGCTGCAAACTTTGCCACCAGATGAAGCGACAGCCATTCTTGGCAATACGCTAAAAAGCGCGGCTGCGTTTTTTAATGTGCAAGAAAAGATTGATGATGAAGTCATTGAAACGCAAAACCAGCGTAACACCAAAGCGTACAACTTTGCGCTGTCTGTTAATATTGGCGAAGACGTTACATCTTCAACAATGAAACAGATACTTTCTCCATCTGACTTTGCGACATTTACAGAAACTTATGGCGATCAGGCAATATCTGGCCTTGAGGCTAAAAAGTTTATTGAAGACGCATTGAATAATCAGTTCTGGATGGACAAGACACAGCAGGAAGCTCTGCGTTCAGAGCTTGATATTGCAGGTGAGATTAAGTTTGCCCCGGCAGGCAAGGGAAGCGAAGCTGTTTACAGTAAACTGGTCGCTTTGGCAGAAGCTGGTGAGCTGAGAGTTTCTGAGTTAAGTGCAAACTCATCCCAAATCACAGCAGCTCAAAACCGTGAGCTAACCATGAAAATATTCAATGAAGGTGACGAAGCCCTTAACGAAGCGTCTAAAATTATTAAAAGAAGTTTTAGATATAATGAACTTGATGCTGCTCAAGATAATCCAAAATTAGCAAGAGCGTCAAAAACAGCATTTGAAGCTGCTGATGCTGAATTACTTTTGGAATACATGGAGCGGCAGTCTGGTGGCAATCCAATGACGCGCACGGAACTTAGAGTGTTTGCGTTGGATCAGGTACAAAAGTTTCAATCAATATACGCCGAAGCACTGCGCGAAGAGTATGAAGCTGACATCGCTCAGTTCTCAGATCCGCATCCCGGGCTGTCCATTGACCCTGCCGATCCAATTGGATCAATTGACGCATGGTACAGCGGCTTGAGCGAAACAGCGCAGCAAACCAAAAGAAATGCATACGCAGTAATGAAAGCGCGTATCAAAGCTAAGTACGCAAACACAGGATTGTACTAATGGCTGATCTATTAAACGACAACACAGACTTTGAAGTCAGCAAGTATTACGATGCGCAAGAAATGAATGATGCCGGGTTTGATCCTGCAATCATCAAAGACAAAAAAAGCGTGTTCAATCCTGAAAGCGGCATGAATGACATCCTGACATCTATGCCAAGCGGTGGGTATGTAAAGATCGGCGAAGAAGAGCCAGAGGTTATGGCAGAAGCGCCAGCGCAGCCAGAGATGCCTGGCATGTCAGATGCAGCGCCTGCGCAGGCAGCGGCTGAAGAAGCAAAGAGATTGCAGGAAATCCAAGGGTCGTACAGCTTAGACGATCTTCGAGCCGCTGGTTATACTGATCAGCAGATTAGCGCTGCTGGATTAGATGTGCAGCCAGAGCCTATGACAGAGCAAGAGGTTGCGCAGTATATCTCTGAGGGCGCACCATTGGTTGACGCTGATCCTACGCTGCGAGATCAGGGCGCACAGATTGTTTCAACGTATGTGTTTGACGCAGCGGTTGCTGGCTTGCGTGATGAGCTTGCTGAGCAGGGCATGGGGCCAGAAGAAATTGAGCGCACGGTTAAAGCAAGAGAAGGCGAGCTGTTCCGCGAGGCTGAGGTTTATTCCAATGCGCTATTTGGAACAGGCGCGACAGGATATGAAGTTGGCCTTGGCGATTTTCTAACAGCCGGGACAATGGACATCCAAGAAGGTTATCGGATGTTTAATCAGCAGCGCGGCGAAGGCGGCAGCATGGCAGGCCGAGCGATGGGCGCTGGCATAATGATTGCTGGAATTGCTGAGGCCACAGGTGTTGGGTATGCGTTTGGCAAATTGCTAAAGCGTGGCATTAAGCTGCTAGAGCCTGAGATCATTCGCATGGGCGAAGAGGCGCAGGGGCGTATTGATGCAGAGGGCGCAACGCTGTTTAGCAACCCAGTGGGGCCAATTGTGGATCGCGGTTTGGCTGCGGCTGGTAGGTTGGCAGAAAGCGAGAAGCCATCAGTTGATGAGTTGCGCAGACAGGCAAACATTGCGCGTTTCGGCTATGATCCTAATGAAGCGCCAACTATAAAAGCGTTTCACGGTTCGCCATATAGCTTTGATAGATTTGATCTTTCGTTTATGGGAACAGGTGAAGGCGCACAAGCTTATGGCAAAGGTTTGTACTTTGCTGAAATGGAAGATGTTGCTAAAGAATACCGCGATCAATTAAGTGGACACCTAAATGCTAAGGTTGGAGATCAAAAAGTTATAGATGTATATAATGATCTTTCCGCACAAGCTGATAGATTGCCTATTGAAGATGCACAAATTCTTTATGAAAAAATGGCATTCTTAGAAGACTTAGAGCTAACATCAGACATAAACCTTTCAATTGATCGGATTGATGATCCTGAAGTAGAGGCGTGGGCTAAGTCTGAAGTTTTGCCGAAGTTTCAGCCTGCTGGGAATATTTATGAAGTTGAGATTAAAGCTGATCCATCAGAGTTACTAGATTTTGACGCGCCAATAAGTGAGCAGCCTGCAAAAGTTCAAGAAGCTATTGCGCCTTTTGTTGAAAGAAGGCTGGATGCAATAGAGGCTGCCGGGCAAGAGGCTCTAGAAAAAGCTAAAGAATTAGGTCGAGATTTTACCCCAAAAACACGTTCTGAAATTTTAAGCACATTAAAAGGTGGTGATATTCTTTTACTTGATAAAGTGGAGACAGGAGAAGTTTCGCAAGCCCTAAAAGATGCAGGCGTTCCGGGTATAAAGTATTTAGACCGTCAATCTCGCGGCAAGTCCTTTGAAATTAAATTATCGGTAAAAGATAAGCCTTATGCAACAGAGCCAATATTTGCGACGAACAAAGCAGATGCCGAAAGAATAGCTAATGACTACAAAGAAAAAGGATTTGGTGCTACAATCACTGATGTAGGTTCTAACAATTATGTGGTATTGGATGACAACCTTATTGAGATCGTTAAAAAGTATGGATTTGGCGGCCTTATGGTTGGCGCAGGAGTTCAGTCGGGACTTGGCGTAAAAGAAAGTTTTGAGGAAACGTAATGGCAGTCGATCCAACCCAGCTAGCAGAAGACCAAGAAGCCCGGCAGCGTGCCAACATTGCTGGCGCACCTACTGAGTTTGCCAAGGGGCCAGAGCAGGAAGGCATTCAGGTTGCTGGCGTTGGTGATCTATTCAGCTTACTTAGCAAGCTAGAACCAAAGGTTTCTAAGCCAACGCCGCCAACAGGCGGGGTTGTTGGCGTTGCGCCTCGCGTTCCTACGCCGCAAGAGCGCAGCC